GCAGAGCACATGATGATGTTGCCCTTTCCGCGACGAGTTCTTTGTGCGATTGCGTTCGCATCTCTCTCGATTTGGAACAGGAGACCCTTGAACTTCTCAACAGACCAGCGACCATTAGAGTCAACGTCGAGGTCGAAGACGCCTGCGGTTGCAACGTTCTGTGCTGCACCTGCTTCAGCAGTCTTGTAGATAGTACGGATAACTTCGCGGTTGATCTCAGCCAGAATCTCAGTAGAGAGAATGTTGGCGAGTTCAGCCTCGGCGTTTAAACCGTGGATTGCCTTAAGGTCTTGTGCCAGTTCTAAGGAGTACTCAGCTTTGAGTGCTCTGGACTTAGCGGTTACAGTGACTTTCTCGATCGAGAATGCCATCTGGTTGAAGGCATCAGATCCAGTGCCGTCAAGACCTTCAGCAGAGTCGGTTCTCATTCCCTGACCGACATTGTACGCTGTAGAATCAGCGGTTCCAACGGGGTTCAGGAGAGCTGGGTTTGAACCTGCCTGAGCAGTAGTACCCATACCAGCAATGGCATCGGAGAAACCGTTAGCGTCATCAAGACCCTTAGGTTGTCCGGAGAATGCTGTATCTGCTTCGTTGTAGAATGCCTCGGTTCCGCTCTGATCGGTGTAGCGGGAGCGCATTGCGAAGATAAGTCCGGTAGGACCAGACATTGGTTGAACGCCAGCGAGGTCATAAGCGACCAGGTTAGGCATAGAGCGTCTGATCAAGGAGATCAGAACGGGATCGAAACCTGCGGTAGGACCACCTTCGGCGGATCCACCTTGGAATCCGTCAGAACCAACAGCGTTGGTTGGGGCTTCGGTAAGGAAAGAGCCAGAGTTGCTGAATGCACTTTGCTCTTTCAGGAATTTTTCTTGGTTTTCTAACAGGACTGCGGTTACAGCTCTACGATGGGAATCTTTGATCGACTCGCAACCCTCATGATCGAGGAGAGGTGCCCACTTTTCCTGCAATTGCTCAGATTGGAACATTTGCTTAAAGGGTAATGTTTACGTTTGATTTAATTTTAAATTCAGGACTTACTAAAACTTCCCAAGGTTCTCATGTATTTTGCCATGGAACCACTATAAGTTTCGGGTGAAGAATCTACACCTTCAGACAGGGTTTCAGTTTTAGTGGGGGAAATTCCCTTGGTTGGGAAATAAGATTCCTTAAGGGTTTCCAACTTTTCACGATATTCTTCTTCACTTTCAAACTCAACACTCTCAACAAGTGAGGCGAGCTTCTCTTTCTGGGTCTGTGCAAGACCTTCAGAGACTTGATCTAAAATTCCACCAGCAACCGACTCTGCAAGACGCTTGTTAAGTGAAACGTTCTTCTCAATCTGCTCGTTGAGTTTAGACTCCATTTCATCTAGTTTTTCTACCATACTCTCAAGTACATCATATTTTTCTTCAGGAATTGATACATAATGTTCTTCAAAAAGACCTCTCATACCTGAGAGGAAACTCTCAGTCATTTCGGTCTTAAGTCCATGTTGAATCTGAAGTGCGTTTTCTGACATCCACTCTTCAGAAACATACTCTAAGTATGAATCAACACGGGAAGAGAGGGTGTCTTTGATTTCTTGCACTTCTTCTAAGAGTGCAGCAGCATAGGATTCTTCAAGAGATTCCTTAATAGCGGAAACTTTGGAATTAATTGCTGCTTCAAAGATAGTCTTTGCCTTTTCCTTAAATTCTTCGGAAAGTTCTTCACCCTCTACGAGAGCACTGACATCTTCCTCAAAATTATATTCAGGTGCTTCAACTTCTTCTTCTGTAACTTCTTCTTCTTCTGCAACTACTTCTTCTTCTGTGGTTTCTTCTTCTGCAACTACTTCTTCTTCTGTGGTCTCTTCTTCAGCGACTACAGATTCATCATCGAGTTCTTCTTCTTCCTTCATACCTGCAGGCATGGCGTCTGCTTTACCAGCAGACTTAGTTACAACATCCTTAACTTGCTTAAGGGTTCCGCCAGGAGTTTTCAGCTTTGCTGATTCGTCATCCGGCTTATAGTTATCTGGGGTAGGACCTCCAAGATCTTCGTAGGAACCTGCTACTGAAGTATCCATTGCATCTGCTGGTTTTGCACCGGCATTAACAGCAGTTTTGGATTGCTTAGTGCCTGCCTCCATTTCGTGTAAGTTGTTACCACTAGACATTTGAACTCTCCGATTTATCTGTATTAAATCTATATTTATTTATAAATTGACATTTTTGATGTTTTTAACTCTAGAGGTCTCTAGAGGTTATTTAAAAAGTCATTGAACAGGTTTAACTTGTGCTCTTCAAGTTGCCTTTGTACGGCAAGAGATTCTACAGTATTTTTCAACTGCTCTACTCTTCTTTCGCGAAGGATGCTTCCTTCCCAAACCCATTCTTTTCCTTCCATGATTCCTTCAACGAAAGCATCAGGAGCAGAAGGATCAGCAACGATGTCAGCAGCAGTTGCTAACATAAAATCATCACCGACAACATTAAAACCTTCTTTAGTTGGTTTTAATGAACCAATACCCCGAGAAGAAACGCCGAGTTTTACTCCTTCATCTAAAAGGGAAGATGCAATCTTACCCATTGGAGTGTTTAAAATCTTTGCCTTACCAATAAAGTTAGATCCAGACTCTTTTAGAGAAACAATTTTATGAGAAACACGATCAAGATTTACAGTTGGTCCATCAGGATGACCAAGTTCTCCAAGTGCTCTACCAGTTACAACGTTTGACTCGTTATATCTACCAACTTCACGACGAAGAGTTTCCATAGGATACATACGACCATTACGGTTTTTAATGTTACCTTGGAGGAAAACACCTTCAATGTAAAGTGATTTTTTTCCGTTTCTCTCTTCAGTAAGAATCTTTACTGATTCGATTTCTTCTCTGATTAGTTTCATTGGATTAATTTGCAATTCCTACTCTTGCAACCCTCATAGTTGCGCTTCCTGTATAATAAAGGTAGTCATTGGGTCTTTTTTCAAAAGTTTCAATATCGCCGCTTTTCACAGTTACCGAACCAATGCCAGTAAAATCAGCATTAGTTTGATAAACTACTGCATCGGCACCAGAGTTATTGTAAACTCTAACTGCTCTAGCATTATTGACTGTGGTTGAATTACCAATTCCAGCGGATAGTACCACTTCATCGGCAGATATTATAATCCTAGATCTAGACATTTTCTAAATGATTTTTAGTTATTTATTAACTTATTCCTCTTCATTCTCGTCTGATGTGTCAGGTTCTTCCTGATTCACCTGGTTGAACATATTCATTGCTACCTGAGGGCGAGCAGCATCAATCTTTTCTGCTGATTTTGAGAAAAGTAAATCTTTAATTTTATCGCTTATTTGAGATGGGGACTCATCAGCGACCATCATATCCAAAAGTTCTTCCATTTTAATTCATTAACACTATGTTGTATTTATATCTCACCACCCTTAGGTAGTTCTGGTGGTTCAACTACACCTGCTTCAGATTCTAAATCGGGTTCCATTACAGGTGCTCCCAGATCCATACCTGCCGCCGTATCTAGTGGTTGACCAGTTGCGGGATCGATAGATGCGGGGTCTGGAATAATTCCCGCTTTAATTTCTGCATCAATTAACTTATCCTGTTCAAGAATCTCTTCATCAGTTTGGCGAAGGATATTACGGCGAATATAATCTTGGGAATAATATTTTCCGATGTATGGTTCTGCAGTGCCGACCATTGCTAGTCTTTCGTTCATAAGTTCAGCATCCTTCAGTTCAGAGAAGTGATTATCGTATAAGAAATCATACTGAATATGCTGAGACATCATCTCCCAATCTTCAGGAGTACAAATATTTTTAAGAATAAGTTGAGTCTTGAGCATGTCATTAAACATGTTTGAGAATCTCTTTCTCAAACGTCCAACAAACTTAGTGAACTTCAATTCGTCTCTAAGAATTTCAGAGGATCTACCTAAATTAAATCCACCTTCTCCATCCATTCTAGATGGAGGAACATTTAAAGAGTGGTAAAGTTTCTTCTGAAAATAATTAATATCCGTAATTTCTCCAAGGTTTTGTCCACCTGGTAATGTAGAAATTTCAGTTCCTCTTCCACCTTCGCGACGAGGAAGCCAGAAATCTTCGAGCATTGCCATGTACTTTTTGTCATCACGAATCTCACCAGTGTTCGCATCGTAAACTAATTTGTTACGATATCTCATCATTACGTCGCGAAGATATTGTTCTGCTTTAACTTTTGGCAGATTACCAACATCAATATAGAAGATACGACGTTCAGGTGCTCTGGATAAACGATAAATGACCAAAGAATCTTCAATCATACGAAGTTGATTGAGAGATTTAATTGCTTTATGGAGATATGATAAAGTATTTCCTTTATTTCTATCAACTAATCCAGAGGTGCAATACGTAACCGAGTCTTTTGCAATTTTAATACCTTGACTACCACCTGTTTGGGATGGATTTGAAGATGGATACGCAGTTTTAGGATTGTAAATGAAATACTCTTCAATTTCAGGGAAATCATAATCCATTGGATTATCTTTCTGAAGGGATTGAATTCTTACTGGATTTCCATCATTAGGTTTTTTCTTTTCTTTTCTTACATAACGCATTTTCATCGCGTCTATGTATCTAAGTTCCTGAATTCCTTCTTCTGGTTTTTTGAGATCGATTACTTTATGATAATAAATTCTTCCATCAATATACCAGTTTCTATAGATTTCGTGGCATTTCTTATCGAAGTCTAAAAGATTTAATAAATGCTTAAATTCTTTTCTTATATTTTTCTTTATGCCATCGCTAGCATTTAAATTATCCAGATCAATTTGAACTGGAACATCATTAGAATCAGAAACAATCGCTTCATTTACAATATCTTCAATAGCACTATCCACTTCTGGATGAAGTGCCATTTCTCTATATCGTTTAATTAATTCAAATTCGGTTCTATAAACACCTTCTATATCAACATAAGAACCAAAAAAACCACTACTCATATAATGGTCAACCCCGTCCTCATTATTGGGAGGAACGGGGGAAACCGTAGTTGGAGATAGTGGCTCTGTGTCTTCTATTGAAAACCCAAACAGTCGCGCCATGATTTATTTTTAGATTTTTCCTTCTTCTATTTATTACTCCTTCTTACTGATAGGATTCCAGTATTGAACTTGGAATTCAACTGTGAATTCTTCAATGGTATCAGTGCTATCGTAAGAGAGATCAATAGCGGATATATTAGTTGGGAAAATATCGTAAAAACGATATCTTGCCGCTGTAGATAATCCGTTTCCAGTAGTAATATTTTTCCCAACCTTACTAGAACTTCTCTTAAAGTGCTTGACATATGCATCGCACATGTAATCATTTGGATTGGTATCACCAGATCCATCTGCATACTGTCCGATTTTTTGCATCCAAGCTTCCATAGCATCTCTGATCAAGAAGTCTTGATCATTGATAATGGTAATGCTCCAAGTATCAAAGGTTCTATCACCAGCAACTTTGAAGATTCTTCCTCTGAATGGAACATCGATAGATGCGATGTTCGATGCAGGAAGATTCGCTGCTTTACATAAAATTGGGAAGTTATTAGTCAAGTTTATCCCAGTTGGGGGATTTGGAATAGTAACTTCAAATAGATTGGGGCGTGCGCCGCCGCCCAAAAGTGCCGATTTAAAATCCTGAATAGTGTTTGCCATTTTCTTAGGTCCTCCGTGTGTTTAGTAGTGATAAAGATCAAACAGTACCAGCAACTTCTTCAAAACTTACACCTGTGCGTGTAGCGACAAATGTGAGGGTTACATAGTTAATAGACTTGGCAGGCTTCAGGAAGATGTCTGCTCTAAACTCGTTGTTGTCAACAACGTCAGGAGTATTGTTAGTACTATCGCAGACAACGAGGAATCCGTAGAGACCTCGTTTTGCTTCTACATCACGGAGGTATGGTTCAACAATGTTTCTGAAGTTTGCTCTGGTAATTTCGTCGTTCAACTCGAACAGTTGAGCTTCTGCAGATTTTTCAAGTGCTTGTTCGATAGTCAAGAATAGACGACGGACGTTGATTCTGTCGAATGCAGAAGCAAATCCGAGACCAGTCTTATCTCCGAATAGCAGGATGCCAACTCCAGGTTTGTTAATAATAGAGTTGATTCTCTGTGGATAGAGTTTATCTCTTTGTGCTTTGTTTGGATTAAATGCAAGTTTAATTGCATTATTCAGAATTCCTCTTTGTTGTCCTGCAGGGGAGAACCAGGGGAATGCAACAATGCTCGTTCTTGTCATCAATCCCGCAACATCAGGGTTGCAAGGAATATAACGGAATTTGTTATTAAATCTATCGTAAGTATACTTATAACCGCTGTCAAATACAGCATAAGACGAAGATGCAAGTGGAGAGAAAAACTCTAATACGTTATCAGTCTGAGTATCGCTATTTGTAATATCTACAACATCAGCACGATGAGGAGAAATTACTGCCATACAATCCTTTCTCTGTCCTGCAATAGAAATCAAATGATTTGCTTTTGCCTGAGATTCCGATTTAGAAGTACATCCAGGTCCCATAATTAAGTAATCAACTTGAATCTCATCTCTGTTTGAGAACAAATTATATGCTGTTATAAGATCTCCGAGAGTTGCCTTCATACCACCAGCGTAATTGCTTCCGCCAGTAAGATTGTATGTTACATTTCCAAGAGCACTAAAGGTTCTACTCTGTGCAGTTTCATTCCAAAGACCATCAGAGGTGCTGAGTTCAGCAAATCCACTACTGAATCCGGTTGCTACTACGTCTTCATTAGCATTCTGATCGTCAGAGGGATTGTCTCCAACGTAAACATAATTTGAGAAGACTGCAAGATAGTTTTTCCACCAGTTTTTCTGTGGAGCATTTACAGCAGAAACAGCGTCTACTGCTTTCGATAATCCTATATGCTTTTCTACCAGATTTCCTTGAATTCCAGTTACAGTTCCAAGATCGTCAACAACTACAACATGAATTTCGTCGCTTCTACCACCTCTTTCTTTTGCATATGAAGATGTTCCTGGTTTTGGTGCCAAAGAACTCCATAGAATTGAAGTGTTGGTTAACTCTATGACTTGAGAGTCATACCAGTCTTTAGTCGGAGTTAATCCAGTGTCAACGCTAGCAGTTGCAATTCCTACTCCACCAGAATTATAGAAGTTAAGAGTAAGCGTTCCACCAGCAGCAGAAGGCATGAAAGAATGCATCCGAGAATTGGGTGCATATGTAGCAGCAGTTTCTACACCAACAGAGTTAACTGTGGAAGTAACTTTAACATCTACAGTGCTAGCACCAATTCCGGTAACAATTCCCTTTAAGTAACCGTTGAATAGGGTAGTATTTCCTGCTCCAGCAGTAACAACATCAGTTAAAGTTGCTGTTACAGCAGTTCCCACTGTAACGGTAGTGGTTACAGCAGATCCAACATGTATGATTTGGTCTGCCTGATCGTCTATTACACAAACCTTCAGATTATTTGCCCAGGTTCCTGGATTTTTCGCTGCGAAAATATAATTCGCAATATCATCTGAATAGTTTGCCTCATAATCATCATAGTTTTTGATCTTGAGGGATGGTTCTCCGGCAGTTGAAACTCCAGCAGAGTTGCGAATAGCATTTGCATTGACAAGACCAGAGTCATCTGCTCTTGCTACCTTAAGAACACCACCATAAGAGAGGTAAGATGCTGCACTCATCCAATACTCATATTGAGCATCTGTGGATAGTGGTTTGCCGAACGTATCGATAAGTTCCTGTTCAGTAGTGATATCAATAGCTTCTTCAACTGGACCAAGAGCAAAAGGCCCCGCAATTGCTCCAATATTATCTAAAACATTATCAGCTCTTCCAACTGTAAGGTCAACTTCTCTGACGAGTACGCCTGGAGATAATTGAGGAGTCGCCATGTTTTTCTCCGTAAATCTCATTTAACTAAAAATTATTTATTAAAAAATGAGTTTACGTGGCGAAAACGGGACGTGAACTAGTTATTTACCAGTCTGGATATTCCCACATTCTAATAGACGATGGTAAAGTCTTCTTTCTGTTCATCATTCTCTTTATACAGCAATCTTTACATTCATATGAAAACGATGATGCAACTGGTCCTCTATCTTTTCTTGTTCTATAAAAACCGTCTATCAAATTTTTTGTTTCACCGCAAGTCCTACACTTTCTATCAGTGAGTAAAAGGTGTCCTAGTTTTATCTGCTTATCTAAATCCATTAAGATAAGTAATCCCACATGAAGGATCGATCTCCATATTCGTCTGCTTTAAACCACCTATCCCCTTCAGCATCCGTAAAACTCTCAGATCCCAATCCATCATCCATAAATCCGAATGGTGCCATGTCCTGTTCTATCTGATTTTTCTGTTCTTCATACAATCTTTTACGAACATCTTGATCTGTTAGTTCTTTGAAATAATCCATTTGAACCAACCAGGCATAGATAACCAGACACATTGCTAAATCATCATTACAACCTTCTTCTGCTTCAAATGAGTTATGCTTTGATATGAAAGTTGTTAATTCGGAAATTATTTCATAATCAGTAAAAATAAGTTTGTTTTCCTCAATTAAAGTTTTGAGATTGAGTGATCCAACTTTTTTAACAGTCTTGGACATCTTTACACCCAATTGCGTCTTCTTACCAGAAAATCCTTGTCCAACAATTTGTCCTGCTCTACCTCTCATAGAACACATCAAAAGATTCTGATATTCTAGATCGTATTGTAAAATACTTGCTACCTGATCTCCAATATCATTTACTTCACACAAAATATATGAACTGTTATAATTCTTTGCTACTTCATAAATTATATTTGGAAATAGCATTGGTTTTATATCGTTGTTCCTATATTTGGCAACAACTCTATGCGGAAACTCTGTAATATCTACAACCACAAATGCAGAGTAATCCTCTCCAACTCCTCTTGCAACGTCAACAGTCATCACGTAGTCGTGATTATCCTTTGATGGTTCATATACATCCAATCCAGCATTTCTTTGGATTGGATTATCGTAGATGAGAGTTCTTAACTTGCTAGGTGCAATCAGAGTGTCAACAGATCCTAAGAATTCGCACTCAAATTCAACTTTGAACTGTGCCTCCGATGTGTTCTTAATCGTAGTCTTTTTCCACTTCTCATCCCTACCTGGAACTTCAGACCAATGAACGTCTGTAGGAATGTAATCATTCTTTTGCTTTTCAGCATCATGCCACAATCGGTAGAAATGATTCATACCATGTGGAGTAGATACAATGATTACTTTGGTGTTTTTACCAGAAGTAATAGTAGGATAAACAGAGGCAAAGAACGAGTCAGCAACGTGATTTGGGACAAACGCGAACTCGTCGAGAAAGAGGATGTTGAACGACATACCTCGGACAGCACTCGCAGACGTAGAAGCTGCCAATATCTTACTGCCATTCTCTAACTCCAACGATCCTTTGTTCCATGCAATAATACCCTGCTGCATCCACTTGGGTAGGTTTTCGTATGCAGTCTGTAACCTTCCAAGAAGTTCTCTGGCGGTTGCTGCTTTGTTTGCAAGAATGCCAATATTAACACTGTCATTAAAGACAGCATAGTGCAAAAGGTAAGATACGACTGTAGTCGATTTACCAGTCTGACGAGGCATCTTACAGATATTAAATCTGTTATTGTGGAAGTTATTAATTAACTTCTCTTGAAAGTGATACGGTTCAAACTGAGTTAGACCCTCATCAAGAGAAATAATTTTGACATAATTTTTAGCAAAGTAAACAGGATCTTCCTTACATTTGATAAACTCAAGAATTTGGTCTTGAGTAAACTCAATTGCTGTATTTGCTTTTTTTAGATTAGGATTGCCAAGATATACATTATCAGACATAAGTTATCAACAGTTCCAGGCTCTAAGTGATTTATTGATTCTGCTATCAGGATCGTTTGCAGTTTTAGAAGAAGTTAACTTCTTCTTCATACCTTTCATTCTCGCACAAAAACTCTTTCTACGAGGGTTCCCAACTTTTTTTGAAGGTGCCTTAAGATCGCTTCCTGGGTTTTCACGTTCATACGACTTTCTACCTTTTTCATTCAATCCTCCCGATTCACTTTTGCCTGCTTTCTTAGTCCAGGCAGCGCCTTCAGTATGTAGGAGAGGTTGCCCTGGTTCATAGTCAGAAATGTCATAATTCCTTACCTTTCCACCAGGATAAACTTTTTCAATCTGTGCTTGTACTTCTTCTCTACTTGGTTTTACTATAGATGGGAAGAACATCTGAATAATATACATCTTACCTCTGAAGGTAAGGAATACTCTGACAATTTGACCAGTTTTTCTTGGAACCTGAACTGCTTCTTTAACAAGGTTAGGGCACTCCTTCTTGCCATGCACCGGACATTCCTCACCCTCGTGGTTGTGCATACAACCTTTCTTTTCATCAATCTGTTCAATTTCTTCTTTTCTCGTCTTCTTCACGCAGTTTGGATATCTCTTACCAAACATAGTC